TCGGGGTTTGTGTTTGCTGACAATGAAGTATTGATTGAATACACTAAAGTATTTCCGTTAACTCTCAAATCATCTGATCTAAACACACCGTTACAGTAATTGTCATATCCGCGTCCACGAGATACTACTTTTATAACATCTAACTTACCTGTTTTTGCTGCCGCGGTAACTTGATTATTAGGAACGACAGGGAAAAATTCTGTAGTTGCAAATTTTCTAACCTTTGCGTTATCTACTGTATACATGTACTTCCATACATATCCATCTGATGTCTGATAAACTTCATCAGTAGAATCAATCTCGCCAAATTCAGGTTGAACAGTAGAATTCGAGCCTTGGTTGTTGTCTAAGCACTTGAATACATGATAGTATGAATCCGCGTTGACTACTGCATAGTAATTACTATCAAATAAACTAATATTAGCCTCACCTACAACGTCATCATACATGTTGTAGACTTTGTTGCTTGTGTAATCATTTCTAGGTATCATCAATACAACATCAGCTGATGACACACGCTTGCCAAAGATCATATTTCTATAAACATCAATCAATGTTTCTGAAATAGAATCGTTAGGTTGCGGAATTACAGATGCGTTTGAATATTCAATGTGGTTACCTACAAAGGTGTAATAGGCTGTGTTTGCGGGTTCTGTGATAGATTCAATTAACTGTCTAGCAGAATGCAAACGGTATTCTTTAGTTATTAATTTCTTTGACTCAGCCATTATTCTTCCGTAATTTCAGTTACTATGTTTGTAGACGTATTAGCAGTTTCAGAAAGTACTACAGCATAGAAAGTTTTTGTTCCTGCAACGTGCAACACATTTTTTAGCATTTCTGCATATTTATCGGCTGTTACAGCGGTTCTAACTTCATACGAGTAATCCTGATAATATTCACCATCAAAAATATATTTTGTGTCACTCACGAATCCATTTCTGTTTCTATAGAATCCTTCTGAGACACCCTTTTTGCCTAATGCAACTCTTGCAGTTCCTGTACGTGTCCCGTCACTTGAGTTGAAAGATAAAGTTTCGCCGGAAAGGTATCCAAATCCAGAATCAACCACTTCTAGTGTTTTTACTGATCCATTTCCTGTTTGAACGTTAGCGCTAACTACTGCACTTAATCCTATAGGTTCTATGTTTTGTATTTCAGACACAGAAACGATATTACATGTAACACCTGTGCTAACACCAGTTAATGCTAGTGTAGTATCAAACGTATTTTCAAACTTGAGTCTTTTCAATATTGCAACTGTATTGTTTGCTTGTCTAACTTGTGCTTGGTTGCCATTTGTTTGCTGTACTAATTCACCTTCACTAAATATACCTGTAGTGTTAGAAATTTCAACTGAGTAGTTAGATGATTTTGCAAACCTAGCAATGAAAGGATCATATATCGTAACGTAAGGTGCAATGTCATAGTTTTTTCCGGGATTTATGTCCGCGAAAGAACCTATACCACCTATAGTCATTGTTCTAACGTCTAGAATATCATCAAGATATTGAGTTGTTACATTTGCAGTAGGATTTACTGGGAATCCGAAAGAAATTGAATCTAAGGGTACATTTGCATACTGGCGTATTAAATCTGCCACTATGGTTATTGTTTCACTAAATTGTAAAGTATTTGATATATCAAAACCAGCGAATACGCCAGAACTTAAGCGTGTTACTGTTGCGTTTGAAGATGAGTCAACACCATAGATGTAGTTGCTATTAGAAGTTATGAAGCTACCTGCAATGTTTATGACACCTATATTCATGTCAATGCTTTGCAGGTTGCCTGTAGTAGTATTTACAGAACCCGATTGATCTCTAAATCGTATAGTAGTTGTGTTAGGTAAAAACACACCTTCACTATTGATAACAAACAATGTTGCGTTTGTGCTTGTTGTTTGCACACTAAAAATTTTTGCGTTTGCTATTTCATTGTTATTAGCATTTAGTTGATAAACGCTTTGAGTGTTACTGATAAGACCAGAAACATTTGCAAGATGCATTGTTAAGTTTGATGACACACCCATAACATTTGCTGTAACTGATCTATCAGTTCTAGATACAATATTTGCGACGATTGTATTTGACTGTGTATAGATGTACTTATTAGTGCTTAGGTTAGCGTGATTTGCAGAAGTGTTTGATACTGCTATCGCTTCCTGAACAGTCATATACGTTGCGTTGGTAACCGCATTAACTGTACGTAAGAAATATGAACTTGAGTTTGTATAGATAGCAATTTTATCGCCATACACAAAGTTAGTATTGAATGAAGTTCCGGTCCCTAAAATAATTTTATTGCTAACAATCTGCATCAGAACAAATGCGGAGTCATCCGCAAAATTTGAATCTACAACTAGTTCGTCATCATCCACAATACTCGTGACTCTTTTTGCTTCAGAACCAATCAGATCGTTGTTTGCATCATACTTGAAAAACTCTATTATGACACCAACGTCAAATGTTGTAAATGTCGTACCTGTACCTAGAACAACATTGCACCCAGATTCAACATTAGAGTAACCATCAACAACTCCGACCTGTGGTGTTATGAAAACACTACCGGACAAATTAGCGTTAGGTTCTTGTGCAAATCCTAAATTACCTTCTTGTTCTACAACATAGACTGTACCGTTTGTACTACCGGTAGTCGCTGCACTTAAAACAACTCCTTTTCCTGCTACAGTATTATTTGAGTAGTATGTAAATAATAGATCGCCTGTGTTAGGGGTAAACGTTGCGTTGGCATTTTGATAAACGATATTCGCCAGTGGTTGCTTTATCGTTTCAAAGATATTAAATTGTGTATTTGTCTTTGTACTTAAGGTTGTTACATTGTTCAATGACAAAACTTTTTCAGAAATCAAAACTTGAGAATTTGTGCTGTATCCCCAACCAGAGTCTTGTAGATCAAAGTCGACAATACCTACAATGTCAGATATACTTGAAACACGTGCTTTACCTTGAAGCCCGCTGTTACTTTCTAGTGTGACAATATCACCTACTTTAAATCCTGAACTACCTGTCACAATTTGTAAAGTAGTCAATGATCCTATGATGGTAGGAATGCCTTTTAAGTTTTGACCGAACAGTGTTAATAGTTCACCCGTCTCAAATTCACCATTTATAGCAGATATATACAATACATTAATGTATTTGTTCTTGACTTTTCTTCTAATGAAGCGCTCGACAAATGCAGTTGCGCCGGTATTGACACCCTCAACTTGTTTACCTACAAACTCGTAGTTGAACTCAGACGGAGTTACTTCTAGATACTTTGGTTTGACCCACTTGCCATCCGACAAGCGAAAAATATCTTCGCCAGGATAGTATACTTCAGCAGGTTTACCGAACACAGCACGAAAGAAAAGATCAACGGAACGCTCAGTTCCTTTTGAACGATATAGATCTAAACTGTTCTTGATTAGATTTCGTGTCTGGGAAACAGTATCTAACTGAATGTCAGACAAATACTTTTGCTTAAACTTTACTACAAATTCATCGACAGTTTGATCTATATCTTTGTACTCGAGCATTCTTCTAGAATGATAGACGGCATTATTTGATGACTCTAACCATTCATAATACTTTTTAACAAACTCTACAAATACAGGTCCTTCTTCTCTATAGATAGCAGGAAACTGTGTTTCTATGAAGTTAGAAATATTCTTTTCAATAACAGACATTATTCTCTAATAGCCTCAACAATTAAGTTGACTTCATCAGGTTCAATAGAAAGTATTTCGTTCTTAGTTCCTATGATGTCTTTACCTGCAGGTGTCACATACACTTTAAAGAAATTGCCGTCAAATGAATCTAAGAAGAAGTTGATTAGTTTTATTTCACCTGTCTTGTAGTTAACTGTTCCTACGTTTCTAATCACGTAGTGATAGTTATTTTCTTCCTTAACAATTCTTAATATACCTGAACCATCATCTTCAACAATACATTTTTCGCCATTATACCTAAAGAATGAACTATGAACGGTTCTATTGTTTTTAATTTCATGGCGAACGTTTTTCATGAAACCACTTTCGCTAGAAACATAGTCGGTTTCTTTTAGCGCTGTATTGAAGTTCAGATCAATATTTTGGGGGACAAGCAATCTAGGCTTTATCTTTTTATACATATGAACTTCAGTATCATTACTAACTATACTACTATCAACGTCATCAATCGCTCTAACAAACTTACTATATCTCAACGTTGATTTGAAGTCATTCAAATTCGTGTTTGCAAAATTAGTTATTGTCAACAAAACGTCCGCTTTTATGTTTTGCGTTGTTCTAGTTGTTAGGTTAACGTTATATTTGATTAAACTATCAACAGAAACATATGTGAATGCGGGTTCTGTAAAAATAGGATCAATAGAAAGAGGTGATCTTGATTTGATGAAATTGTAGTATTCGAGTTTCTTCGCTTCAGGTAGACCTTCGACATTTTTAACGTCAACCGCGACAAATACCTTGCCGTAACGAGGTGGGCTAACTTCCTCGCCGCCATATACAGAAATAGCACCAATCTCAGGAAATTGTGACTTCAAAATAATTTCATAATCACTAACAGTTACGGCACGTTCTTGTGTTTGGAAATGTCTAGGTGCATAGTAACGAATAGATTCATTTGATTCTGGGCTATCACCGTTAACAGAATAAGCACCCTGCGTATCGGGACTATATCTATTAACAGCAACATTGACTGAGCTTATCAACTCGCCAGATTTTGTAGGGTCAAAGTTTATACTGAAACTTCTAGCTCCATTTGCCAATGCTCCGGCAGTTACTCTATAGTCTAAAACAACTGTACTTCCGTTTTTAGGTTTTCTACCTAGAACGTTATCACCAAAGATAACCTCGTATGTTGCATTAAAACTAGGCTGAACAAAATAGACCTGTGATCTTTCTGTTATTCCTAACAGTGTTGTTGCTCTAGTAAACTTTTTTGGATTCTGTTCACCATCCTCATACACAAGCACAACTAAACTATCAGTATCAATGTTTTGGTTGGTTATCTTGAACTTTTGAAGGGGGATAGAATAATCCATAACATAGGAATCTTTTACATAGAAACCTTCGTATATGTTAAACGTAGATGTGTAACTATTGTTAGATGATGTTAGTACGATGTCTTCTGCAACACTGAAAGTATAGCTGTCTTGCTTAATCAATGCAGAAAAAGATTCTCCCTTGCGAATTACGTAGGGTTGATTTTCGCCCGATGCTGTAAATGTAACAGTGACATTTGCAACAGAACTTCTTGCTGATCTAGGTAGATAGTTTAATTCTTTAGCGTGTGAAAACAAACTTTCTTTTAATTGGGCAGAGTCAATGAAGGATTCTGCAAAAACCATGTTCAAGTAAAAAGAATTCTTGTATGTGTTATATGAAAGTATGTCTAAAAGAACATTGAGTGCGGCACCATCAAAGTTGTAATCTTGAAACTGTGATTGTTGCTTAAGATAATTAGTAAAGCTTGACTTGAGCGTATCAAAGTCAAGGTTCACTAAGTTAATTGATGAATTTGCCATTTATCGAGCTCTTTTTAGTAATAAATCTAGTTGAAGGGTATCAGGTATATTTATCAGATTAAAAATAAGGCTAACAATATAGCGGTTGTTGTTTGAGTCATCTGCGACAACAACTTCTAACAAATTCACTCGAGGTTCATTGTTTGTTACGCACTGAAAAATTGTCGTTCTGAT